TTCAAGGGTTCACAGATTAATCCTATGATATCCATACGCAATAATGCATGGGATAGGTTCAGACGATTAGCTCTTGAGTTCGGGATGACACCAGCATCAAGACCTAAAGCAAGTGTTATCAAGGATACAAAGACAGACACGGAAGCAGAGAAACTTGAAAAAGAAATCTTCGGATAAAAAGAAATCTATCAAGTCGTTATACTACTTTGACGAAGTAGCAGCGGACAAGGCGGTCAAGTTCTTTGCTAAGTATCTGAAACACTCTAAAGGCATCTTCGCCGGTCAGCCTTTTATACTAGAGCTATGGCAATTAGATGGGATCATCAGACCATTGTTCGGATGGAAGCGTAAGAGCAACGGGTTAAGAAGATATAAAGAATGCTTCCTGTTCATACCTCGCAAGAATGGTAAGTCAACAATAGGCGCAGGCGTGGGTTTATTCCTAACGGTAGCAGATCAAGAGCCTGTATCAGAGGTATACTCGGCAGCCAGAGACAAAGGGCAGGCAGCTCTTATATTCGATGAGGCTGCAAGAATGGTACACGCCGACTCAACACTTAATAAGAAGTTAGACGTATACGGTGGCAATCCTAATGCAAGAGGTAATAAGACTATCGTGCATCCTCAGTCTGGTTCATTCTATAAAGTAGTGCCAGCCGATGCAGAGTCACAGATGGGCTTGAATGCTCACGGTGTAATCATAGACGAAGTACACACACAACCTAACAGAGACTTATATGATTCACTTATGACATCCAGAGGAACCAGGGCTCAACCGTTGGCGTTCCTTGCAACTACAGCCGGTTATGATAAAAGTTCATTCTGTTATGAGATGTATGAACACGCAAAGCGAGTAAAGGCTGACCCTACAATAGACCCTACTTTCCTTCCTATAATATATGAAGCTGACCCTGATGACGATTGGACAGACCCGAAGGTATGGTATAAAGCTAATCCTAATCTAGGCATAGGTATAACAGAGGAATACTTACAAGAGGAATGCAACAGAGCTAAAGAGCTACCCAGCTATGAGAATACATTTAAGCGCCTCTATCTCAATATGTGGACAGAGCAAGAAACCGTATGGATTCAATTGAATAGATGGAAGAAGTGTAAGCCTCTAACCAAAGCTATCAAGGAATCACTCAAAGGTCGCACGTGCTATGCGGGCATTGACTTATCCACCACGATAGATATGAGCGCAGTAGCGTTGTGCTTCCCTCTCGACGATGGAACCTTTGCGCTTCAATTGCGATATTGGATGCCAGCCGATAACATACAAAAGAGAATTAAACAAGAGGGTATCCGGTACGACTTATGGGAAAAGAATAAGCTGCTATTCCTGACACCGGGTGATGTAATTGATTATCAATACATACAGTCAGAAATTGATATGCTTGCGTCAGAATATGACATACAGGAAATAGCATACGACCCTTATAACGCCCATCATCAAGTACAGTTACTAATGCAAGACGGCCATAACTGTGTGGTGTTTCGACAAGGTTTCGCAAGTATGTCTCCAGCTTCAAAGGAGTTTGAACGTATAATGTTGACTGGCAATATTAGACACGGGAACAATCAAATATTGACACATAACGTATCATGTGCTAAAATTATCACTGATCCAGCGGGTAATATTAAACCCATGAAACCAGACCGCAAACAGCGCGGAAAATATATAGACGGGCTTATAGCTTCGATAATGGCGGTAAGCAGAGCAGCAGCAGGCTCAAAGGGGCACACCGTGGACGACTTTATATTGTGAGTATGATTCAAAGTGTAATTGATTTTTTCGTATCCGAGAAGGCTTCCGATACCTCAGACGGGTGGACGTCTCTAACCTCATCTAACTCAGCAGCACAAGTAAGAGTAACCAGCGAAGATACAGCTATGCGGTCAGTAGCTGTATATGCTTGCGTATCATACATATCTAAGACGATAGCCAAGCTACCACTTAAAGCATACATAGGTGAACCAGACGGCGAGAAGATTGAAGCACCATATATACCAGCAGCTATTATGTTCAAGGGTCAGATCAATCAGATGTATGAACAGACTAGATTCGAGTTCATCGAACAATTGATAATCAAGTATCTGCTTAGAGGCAACGCTTATTATTTTATGAAGGGTACACCTACACAGTGGCCAGCCGAGCTTGAGCCTATTGATGATACGATGGTAGAGGTTAAACTTAATAAGAACGGTAGAATAATATATGAAGTCAGGCTATTAAACGGTGGGCGCAAAACATATACATCAGATGATATACTGCATATCAGAGGCGCAAGTATAAACGGTATAACCGGACTGTCTCGCATATCCCATCATAGAGTAGGCATGGAAGCAGACAGGATAGGGCAGGTGTACGCCTATAACTCTTTAGACAAGAATGAAATACCTAGAGGATATCTTTCAACCGACCAGCCATTAGGTGGAGAAAAAGGCAAAGAGACAGCGAAGGAAATAAAGAAGAGATGGCATGAGCAGATGAGCAACCCTGCCGATATTGCCGTACTCGGTAACAACCTTGAGTTTAAGAAAACATATCTAACCCCTGTAGATTTAGAGTTTATCGAGCAGCGCAAATTTTCAGTATTAGATATATGTCGTATCTTTGGCGTGCCACCTCATAAGGTTGCTGAAATGTCAGCAGCTACATTTTCCAACATTGAGCAACAAGCTATTGAGTCAGTGGGCGATTGTATCCAGCCTATAGTTAAGTGCATTGAGGATAAGTTCAACCTTGCTCTCGTAGATACAGAAGCGGGCGAGTTCCTTGAGTTCAACATTGATGGGCTATTACGAGGTGATACCAAAAGCAGATACGAGGCTTACGCTATTGCAAGATCATCAGAGTGGATGTCATCTAACGAGATTAGACGGAAAGAGAATATGCCTAGAAGAATAGACGGTGGTGGCGACGATTATGCTAATCCTAACACTACATCTAATACTAAGTCTGCATTGACAGACAAGCAAGAAACATCAGCCAGAGCATTGGCTGTATCTGCATCTGATAGGATAGCTCGTAAAGAACAAGCTATACTCAAGAAGGCTATGAGTGCAGAAACCTTTGTGGACGCCTGTAAGATCATCAACGAAGAGTATCAATCATTAGCTGAGTTCTGCCAGAAGATAACGGCGTGTGATGGATGGGCGAACTATATCGAGACAAGGCGCAAGAGAGCGCGTGACCTATATGCAGAAGATAACAGAGATTTAGATAGTGAATATAGAATATCATCAGAGACGGCATTGACCGTTATATGGGAGTGACAATGAAAAGATACGCGAACCTTCTTAACGGGGCAATGGCTATACATGAAGATTATATCAAGACGTTTGCAAATGATACGCCTGTAGTCCTGTCGGCGGTACGAAGTAACAGACAGACAACTGTCAATCGTTCAGGTGTGGTTAATCTTCACGGGGTTATAATGCCTAGATCAGATTGGTTCAGTTCGGGACTAGACGAGTTTATGAACGGGCTTAGAGCTATGGCGTCTGATAATACTGTAGACCAGATAATCATAGATGTGTACTCACCGGGCGGTTCAACAGCTGGACTAACAGAAGCAGCGGCAGAGATCCGAGAGATAAGAAAGATCAAGCCAGTCATAGCGGTAACAGACGCCCTGATGGCATCAGCAGCTTATTGGTTAGCTTCACAGGCTACAGAGGTTCACGTGCTTGGTTCGGCCGATGTAGGCTCAGTTGGTGTATACGCTGTAGCTTATGACGAGTCGGAAGCACTAGCCAACGCTGGTATCAAAGTTAATGTAATTAGAGCAGGCGAGAACAAAGCAGAGTTTGACCCATCTACACCAACGTCAGAAGAATCACTAGCACACTTACAGAGCAGAGTTGATGCAGACTATGCAATGTTTATATCTGACATATCTAAAGGCAGAGGCATATCCAAGGATAAAGTTATTAAGACTTTCGGCGGTGGTAGAACATTCAAAGGTGTTGACGCTGTAGCAATAGGAATGATTGACGGGAACCTTACACTTGCAGAGATAGCAAGCAGAAAAGTTAAACCAGTAGAGAATAATAGATTGAGACGTAACCGCGCCCTATGGCGTGATTAAAGGACCAATGTCCAATATTAATATCAGAATTATAAAAACCAGAAAGGTAATACCATTATGACACGTTATAACAAATTAGTATCTAATCGTGCAGCGTTGGTTGCAGAATCAAAAGCGTTTTACGCTACCGAAACTGAACTAACAGCAGAAGAAATTACAAGAGACGATGCTATAGCAGAAGAGATCAAAGCACTCGACTTTGATATCGCTAGAGCTAAACGACAGATTGATTATGAAGCAACAGCACCAGCAGCTTCAAGGCCGCAGGGAACTTATGAGAAAATAGAAATAGAAGAGCCTACAGGTTTCGCTAACTCAGGACAGTTTGCAAAAGCAATCTATCTGAAAGCAACTAACCAGTATACAGACCCTAGACTCAATGCTTCTGTATCTGGAATGAATACACTTACACCATCAGAGGGTGGACTCGCGGTTCCTGAGACAGTAAGCACAGACTTACTCAATTCAATCATGGATGACCCTACCAATCTGATGAGCAGATGTAATCAGATCAATAACGTTAAAGGTGAGCTTAGACTTATCGTTGGTGATGACTCTGATAGATCGGGTGGACTCGTATATGGTGGTGTTAAAGTTTATCGCGTTAAAGAAGGCGAACAGCTTACTTCCAGTAAACCTGGACTTAGAAGCGTATCGTTCACACCTCATGCAATTCACGGTATGGTATATGTAACTGACGAGCTTATGAGTCAGGGAGACGGCGCACTTGAGCAGTATATCAACAAGAGCGTAACCGCTGCTTTTGCATATGCTCATAACAATGAGATCATCAGAGGTTCAGGAACAGGTGGACAGTTTAACGGTATCCTCAATTCCAAGAGTCTTATCACAGTAGTAAAAGAACCAGGACAGGATGCAGACACAATCGTATCCGAGAACATCGCTAAGATGACACCACGCCTCAGACCACAGTTCAGAGGCAACTCAATATGGTTGGCTAATCAAGATTGCGAAACACAGCTTAGACAGATGGTAAGCGGTGTTGGTACTGGTGGAGCTCCTGTATTCCTTCCTTCCGGTGGATACAGTGAAGCAATGTTCGGAGCACTCGACGGTAGAGAGATTGTTTATACAGAACACTCATCTGCGCTCGGCGACCTTGGCGATATCATGTTTGTGGATCTTTCTCAGTATATGGTGGTTACTGGCGGTCCAGCTGTAGCAGCTTCCAGTATGCATATCCGTTTCGATTATGCAGAGACAGCACTGAGATGGACAATGTACTCAGATGGTAAATTCCTCAACGATTCAGTTTATAAACCAAGTCACGGAAGCAACATGTCAGCAGCCGTAGCTCTGGCAGCAAGGGCATAAGGGAGATAACATGAAGCACGGATTAAACTTAGAAACAATCTTCCCTGAAATGGGAGCAGTTCCAATCGATACTACTGGAGCAGTAGTCACAGGCACAGCAGTAAACATGGCTAACTATGGCAAGCTGATGATTGTTATATCACAGGGTGCATGGGCTGGTGGTACACCAGCCGTTACTCTTACACAAGCCACAGTTGAAGCATTCACAGATGAGAAGTCGCTTGCAATGGACTACTACTGGACAAAGCTGGCGGGTGCATCCATAACAACCAAAACAGCCATAACCTCAGATACTTTCAATCTTCCTGCTACAGCTAACACTGTAACGGTATTACAGATTGATGCTTCTGATTTAGACAGCGATAATGAGTTTAACTGGGTCCGCGTGAACATAGCTTCTCCGGGAGCTAATGCTGACCTTATCTCAGTATTCTATATCCTCGGTGAGCCTGATTACGTTTCATCAATTCCAGTAGACCCTAACGCGTAACAATTATTAGAGAGGGGTTGAAAAGCCTCTCTCTAATTTAAGGAGATTATACAATGAAAAAAATTATACTAGCTCTTGTTATCGCGGGCCTTTGTGTTCCAGCTATGGCAAGCACTAAAGCAAAATGGAAAGCAGGCCATCTTGAATATTTTGAGTCAAAAACTCAAGAGACGGTTTTACCACTTCCGGCTCTTCAATTCTATGATGAGTTTATCAGAAGCATCTCAACCATACCTGTATATAATGCAGCAGCAAATGTAACAACAGATGATACATGGCGTTATAAATTCACAGGTACACCAACGGTTAGCTTCCTTACCTCAGAAGATGGTGGCGGTATCTATATAACCTTAGATGTAACAGCATCAGAAGCCGAACAGGGTACTATCTATATGGCAGACCTTGAACAGTTTAACCCCGCTAAAAATTTGGGGTATAACACTAAAGCAACAGCATATACGCTTCCTACTACAGTAGGTACAGCAGAGGTTGGTTTCGGGCTTATGGGTCCAGTTGGGACATCTGTAGACGGATCCGGTAATGCTCTAATGTTTATGGTTCGTTATTCAGATACTAACTGGCAGGCTGTAGTAAATGATGCCGAGAACACGCAGACCATTACCGATACCGGCGTTGCAGCAGTAGCAGGAACATATCACGATTTCAGAATCGAATGCTATGACACTGATAATGTACGTTTCTTTATCGACGGCAACACAGTGGCTACATCAGCAGCTAACGTAACTAGCGTATTGTTTCAGCCTTTCTACTCTGTTTATAAAGCAGGGTCAACTGGCGGTGGAGCATTAAAAGCCAAGTTCATTAGAATCTGGCAGGATAGATAACAGGAGAGGGTCGGATGCCTAAGACACTTATATCAGGACCTACACAAGAGCCGCTTAATTTGCAAGAGGTTAAATGCTATCTGCGTCTTGCGGCCGACCACTTTCTGCTGACCAATATACATCAGAGGACGCTTTGCTATCCACGCATCTAATGGCGGCACGAGCGCACGTTGAAAATATAACAGGATTAAAGCTAGTCACTCAGGTATGGGATGTTTATTATGATGCTTGGTATGATGAGTTTGTTCTTCCAGTTCAACCAGTTCAATCGGTTGAGATATTCTATACAGATGATGAAGATACAGAAACAGAGCTAGAGAGTAATTACATTCTTGATAGTATCTGCATACCGCCTGTAGTAGTCATTGAGGAAGAACCTACAGCTACCCTAGCAGACAGGAACCCTATACGTATAAGAGTAACAGCTGGTTATGAACTTCCGAACGATATACCCGAACCTATCAGGCAGGCAATGTATACAGTTATACAAGGGCTGTATGAAACGGGTGAAATATCAGCGGGTGTAACTCAAACAGTCAAGGCACTTACAGAGCATTATAACTCGCTGGAGTTCTTGCAGTGAGAGCAGACAGGATAGCATATATACAGAGACCTACACAGACCACAGACGCAACGGGTAGACCTGTTTCAACATGGTCGGCTGTAGCAACTATATGGCTGAGAAGAAAAACCAACAGAGAGATAGAGTCGTTTGAGGATAGACAAGAGCGGGGTAGTAAAACTATAGAATTTGAAACACCTAGAATGATTAGCATAACAGTACACGACAGACTCTTAATAGATAGCGTTGTGTATGACATTTTGAATATATCGGAAATTGGCAGACGGCGAGGCTTGAACATTACAGCCGAAGCTAGAACATCATAGGGGACAATACAAATGGCATCAACAGTTAAAATAATATCCAAGTCATCATTAGGCGATGGCAATTCATTTTCAGGAGCCACCGGAGTAGTAGCTCTTAACGTATCCGAGAGTCTAACGAACGTAGACCAATCATACGCTATTGCAATGACAGCGGTAGACGATTCATCAGGACAGACAATAGACTTATACGGCCCTACAACAGATGAACTAGGCAACGTTCTCACCTTTGCATATCTAAATGCAATCATAATCAAAGCAGCAGCAGATAACACCACTAATACAATAGTGGGCAGTGGAACTTTCGAGACAATCGTGGGAGCAACCGGAGACACTATTGCTCTAGTACCTGGAGCTACACTTGTATTGCTTGCTCCAGACGGAGCAGATACAGGTTATGCAGTTACAGCAGGCTCAGCAGATACATTATTAATCTCAGCAGTAGACGGCACTGACACAGTAGACGTTGAGGTATTAGTTATGGGAGTTAAATCAGCATAATGGCTAAAGGATTTGGTGGCTTCGGTATAGAGATAGAGGGTATGGGTGAGCTGATTAAAGCTATGGAATTATTCCCAGAGAAGCTATATAAACGTAGCTTTAAACGTGCTTTAAAATTTGCCATTACCCCTGTAACTAAAGCTGCCAAAAGAAAAGCACCGAAGAAGTCAGGCAGACTCAAAAAAGCTCTTACATACAAAGTGAGAGCTGGCAAGGCTGGTAATGTTCCATATGGTTCGGCAGCAGTAGGCGCGGTCAATAAGGATGATATGTCAGGCAGACACGCCCACTTACTTGAGCTAGGTTTTAATCATAAGAGTGGTAAGCGAGTATCTGCTCAACCTTTCCTAAGACCAGCTATAGACGAAAAAGGTGAAGAGGCCATAAACAGATTGAACGATAAGATGGCTGAGATATTACACAAAGAAGCTAACAGTCTGGGATGGCTATGAGTATAGAAAAAGCATTAATTGATTTCCTGCTTGAGGATACATCCATAGACACAGCCTGCTCTAGCAGATGCTGGGCTGACCAAGCAGAGTATACAACTTCAAAGCCGTATATCGTGGTCACTAACTATTTAGAAGAGTATGAGACTACACTAGACGGCGATGAAACTGGGATTATAAATACATCAGTATACATAGATATAATTGATGATTCAGCAGTAACAGGAAAAGCATTATACAATTTAGTCAGAACACGTCTCAAGAATCAATCAGGCGTGTACTGGAGAACGATACGAGTTCAATCATTATTGCAGAATAATCAAGAGCCTGCATATGATGAGGATTACAAAGAGTATAGATTTACGCTGAGTATATCTATATTCCACGAAGGAGAATAACAATGGCATTACGCGGAGTAGGAACAATATTTTCAATAGGTGACGGCGCAACGCCAGAAGTATTCACGGCTGTTGCAGGAGTTCAGACAATCAATGGACCAACAGGATCAGCAGAACAGATAGACGTATCCTCATTAGATAGCACAGGCTCATACAGAGAGTTCCTGGCAGGCTTTAAGGATGCTGGTGAGGTTTCATTCTCAATATGGCTAGACCCTGCTGACAGAGGCGGGCTTGATACATTGTATGAATCAGGAGCAACTAATAACTTCAGGATTACTTTCCCAGATACAGGTTCAACTACTCTCACCTTTGCTGGTGCGGTTACAGGCTTTCAGATCGGCATACCTACTGAGGGTGCTATCACAGCAGATACAGTTATCAAAGTTTCAGGACAGCCAACATGGGCCTAAAAAATCAGATACTTTCAGCAGATGATTTAACCCGCCAGCCATTAGAGACTAAGGCGTGGGGTAAGGGTTTATTTATCCGAGAGCTAAGCGGTTTAGAAATGGAAAACTTCATCGATAAATCAGAAGAAGAAAACGGTTCTAAACTTATATGCGATTTTGTATCTACTATTCTGGTAGACGAAAACGGTAAAAAGATTATAACCGCAAAAGAGTTAAAGGGTAAATCGTCTAAAGTTATGCGAGATATCTTTAATCAGGGTATGAAGTTTAACGGAGTGGACGAAGAAAAAAACTAACCGAGAGAAGCAACCGCTGGTTATTTGTACGGCGGTTAGCTTCTGACTTCGGTTATCTAAGACCTGAGCGATTACTGCAATCATTGACATCGAGAGAACTAAGCGAGTGGTTAGAGTATTACGGAATCATCGCAGATATGCAGACAGGCAAGAAGAAACAAACAGGGCAGACACCAGAGCAACATCTAGCAATCTTAAAGGCTATGTTCGGCGGGGGCAATAGTGGCGAAAAAGATAGGTAAGTTACAAGTAGGTATAGGTCTTAATTCTAAGGAATTAGTTAGCGGATTAAATAAGACCAAGACCAAGATGAAACGCTGGTCTAAGAATGTCGGCAAAGACATATCTAACTTAACCAACGCAACCGCTAAATGGGGCGTAGCCCTTACCACGGCTACCGCAGGATTTGCAGCGTATAAGGTGGTTAATCAGCTCAAGGCTTTAACCGCAGGCGCATTCGAAGCTCAAGATAGATTTGCTAAGATGAGCCAGTCTATAGGCGTTACAACGCAAGACCTAATCGCGTTTGATAGAGTAGCACAATTAGCCGGTGCAGACGGTGCAGAGAAAGCATTATCTACATTCACTCGTAGACTAGACGAAGCCAGAGAGGGAACCGGAGAAGCAGCGCAAGCCATACAGAGACTTGGTATAGATATGGATTCGCTTCAAGGTAAGAGTTCCATTGACCAGCTATATTCATTATCAGATGCTATCAAGAACGTAGGCGACCGTTCAGCTCAGTTGAGAGTAGCATATCAATTACTGGGCCGTGAAGGTGGCACAGAGTTAATAAGAGTACTTGATGCAGGGCGTTCAGAGTTTGAAGCAATCAGAAAAGAAATAGACCTAACAGGTGAAGCGTTATCTGATGTAGAATTTGCACAGATAGAATTAGCCAATGATGCAGTATTAAGGCTTAAAGGAGTATTCGAGGGATTAGGCAATATCATAGCAAAGAATTTGTCCGGACCTATAACGGTAGGCGCAGACGCTTTGAGACAATATATTATAGATTCTCAGATATTCGATACAACCATAGTCAGCTCATTCAATAGATTAATAAAAGCCTCTAAGTCGGTAGCTAATGTTTTTCAATTCTTGGACGTTCAGTTCTTGGCGTTTTCTGTTTCGATTACAATGGTTCAATTGAAGCTTGCGAAATTGTCAGAAACATTCAACAGTATAACAGACACACCCAGAGCAGCCGGTGAAGGTGTTAAAAATTTTGCATCTAAATTAAGTAACTTGGCATCAGATTTAACATCCGGCGGTCTATCGACATTAGGCTTAAAGGGAATATGGAAAAGAATCGGACATGTTTTTTCTTCTACAGAATCAGCTTATGCAGGGGATAAATTAAAAAGCAAATTAGGCAGAATAGGCGAAGGTTCTGGGCAGGCTTATGCCGATGAAATGTTATTAGTTCTAAGAGATAGAGTGAAAGATTTGAATGACGCAATGGCAGCACCAGACTTGTTTAAAGGTATAGAATTGGGCATGGGAGAATTAGGGGATATATACGCTAAAGGAGTGGCTGCACTTAAAAAGTTTTATGCAGAAGCGGACGCAATAGCAGTTAAAAGAAAAGCTGATAGAGAAGCCGGAGCATTCACTGGTGCAGATGTAGACACTAACGAAGGTGATGGACTTCTTGCTGGACTTCCTAAAGGTGCGGGCGGTGGCTTGCAAGATATTAATAAATCAGTAGAGTCACAAATAGAAACACTCAGAGAATACGGCAATGCATGGGTAGGCGTTAAAGAAGCATTTGCAGACTATCAAGCCACGTTGATGGATAGGGCTACCATAGTTAAAGATGCGGTCACTAATATATTCCAGACTATGGAAGATTCGCTTACACAGTTTGTCACCACAGGTAAGCTCAATTTTGCTGACTTTGCTAAGTCTATAATTGAGGATATGGTCAAGATAGCCATTAAGCAGAAGATAATAGCTCCATTACTTGGAAGCATCAGCACAACAGCATTCGGTAAAGACTTTGCGCCTAATCCATCTATACTTGAAACAGCAGGCCGGAACATAGGCTCAGCAGCAGCCAATTCAATTGCGCCCAATATTACCACTAACATACAAATGAGCGGTTCAGGCGCACCAGCACAAGACGGGGCAGAAGCGGGCGAAGCAGCGTCGGCAGTAATAGAATCGAAGATCATGCAGATGTTTGGTCAGCAGATGAGACCAGGGGGGATGCTTTACAGATGAGTGCATTTCCAACATTAACTAGAGGCACACCGATAGGAACTCAGAAGAGCTCTACATTCAGAACATTAGAGTCTGGATTCGGTGATGGATATACTCAGCGAGCCGGTGACGGTTTAAACGCTGTCAGGGCTACGTGGAGCCTAGCATATAAGTGGCTGACTAATGCAGATGCGGACACTCTCGAAGCATATCTCGAAGAGCGCGGGGGATACCAGACAATAGACTGGACAGCACCGAAGAAGAGTTCGGCTCAGAAGTGGATTTGTAAAGGCTATCAGCGTGTAGAAGAGAAAGATACACACGCCAGTATAACTATATTATTAGAAGAAATATTTGAGGCATAAGGGGAACAAATGAGTGATTACGCGGTTGTCGATATACCGGTCGAATTGACAGTTTATAAGGGCGAGAAATGGGACCAACAATTAGGACACTATGCAGGAGCAACCGGCGAAGAAGTAGCGGTTAATCTAACTGGGATAGGAATGATATGTCAGATAAGAAATTCTGTATCATCATCAGATGTCTTGTTTACACTGTCCACAGAAGCAGGAACCATAACACTAGACACACCTGAATCGGGTCTGTTTACTTTGCACCTCACAAGCGCACAGACAAAAACACTCTGCCCTCGTAACGTACCAGTTATATTGAGGATTGATATATTCAAAATAGAATCAGAAGAATATCGCCCCTTTCTTGAAGGGTCACTAAAAGCTATACCGTGGGCGACTAGAGACTGGGAAGATGAGGAGACAGAATAATGTCAGACCAGATTATATATGTATATTCACAAGGTCCACAAGGCGCAGGCGGTTCATCATTTAGACCAGATGCTTCCGGCGTTATAGCAGACATAGGCGATTATGATGATGAGGATGCAGGATTCTCATACCTAGCAACAGATGAAGCTAAGATTTATTTCAGAGAAGGCGTTGCCGGAAACTGGACAGCCGGATTTGAGTTATCGCTAGCACCAGAAATGCAGGCGGGATTAACAGATATTCAATGGCGCGTTGTAGGCGATGCAACATGGACAGACCTTATATCCATTGCGGATATAACAGGCCCAGCCGGTACAGGAGACGCAGACCTTGAACGTGATGTAACCGCCATGCTTGCAGTAGGCAATGTTGCAGTAGGTCAAGTTCTTGCTTCCGGTACTTCGTTCACTGAGACAATGGAAGCTATACTTTTAACTACATTCAGTCCTACATTTACAGAGCCAACATACGGCTTATCCGCTGCCGGTTCTGCTAGTCAGGAATCAGGAACCACATACACAGCAGGCTCGCCATTGAGATTGACCTATGCTTATAACAGGGGGCTGATTAAAGGTAAGCTGGTAGGCGGTGTGTGGAGCCCTACAACAACTCAATACTATAGAGGCGGTCCAATAGTTGAATACATTATTAATAGTGTCTCTACAGGCACGACTAACTATAAAGATATAGCCACAGTTATAGAGGACGGAACCAATACATTCACAGGCTCAGGCGAACACTCGCAGGGTCCACAACCAACAGACAGCAACGGCGATAACTATGGCACACCAGATGCAGCAGATACAGTATCGAAGAATGCAGTTATAACCGGCAGACGTAAAGCGTTCTACGGTGTAGATGATGCGGGTACTACTTCATCAGGTATCAGAGCATTAACAGGCTCAACCTTGAACCCATCTAACGGTACATCATTTACTATATCTATACCGATAGGCTCTACGTCTGTATTGTTCGCTTATCCAGCAACTCTTCAAGATGTTTCCAGCGTTACATATACAGAGGGGTTAGGCGCAGATATTACGAGTAACTTTGCACAGACGACTGTATCGGTTGAGGGTGCTAATAGTTATACAGGTATTAATTACAAGGTATACAGATACGAACCAGTAGAGGCTTATTCAGCAGTGTCTACATATGTAGTAACTATCTAGGGGGAATCATGTCGTTATTATGGCCCATTCAATTTCAGAGACAGAACGCAGAAGCGATAGACGTTGACATGGTATTCGATACCCTTGCAAATATGGCTACATATCTCACATCACCTCGCAGATATGCAGGGCAAGTTGTATCCTGTAATGAGGATGATGGGTTATATGTTCTCAATGCAGCTACAGACACATGGGTATCCAAAGGCTCAACAGGTGGCGGTGACTTCTCAGGGCCAGCATCAAGCACAGATTCAGCGATAGTATTATTCGATGGAGTTGGTGGCAAGACTGGTAAAGATTCAGCCAAGACAATCGTTACCACTCTCGGAGCAGACGATACAACAGTACCAACATCTAAGGCGGTTGCTGATTCTATATCTGGATTTGGAGCCGGTGACGTTGTTGGCCCGGCAAGCGCAACGGACGGAACCCTTGTTCAGTATGATGGCGTTACAGGGAAGCTACTCAAAGATGGGTTAACAGTAGGAACAGGCGCAAGTAATATAGTGCAGCTCGACGGAACTTCTAAACTGCCAGCAGTGGACGGAAGCCAATTGACTAACCTTCCCGGTGGCGGCGATGTAACAGGCCCGGCAAGTGCAATCGCCGATTCTGTTCCAATTTTCAGTGGCACTGGCGGCAAGACTCTTAAACAAGGTCCAGTTATAGGAACAGCTGTAAACAACATTCCTAAGATAACAGATGCCTCTGTAGCTGATACTAATTTTGCGGTATTCTCGGCAACAGGAATAGACGGTAAAACACCAACAGAAGTAAGGTCTGCTCTCAATGTAGCAGACGGAGCCACAGCAAACACGGGTGACGTTGTTGGCCCGGCAAGCGCAACGGCAGACAGTCTGCCTGTATTCAATTCAACCACTGGCAAGATAATCAAACAGGGTCCGGCAATAGGCATAGGGTCTGGAAACATTTCCTCATTCGATGGAGCCGGAGCAGCGGATAATGATTATGTTAAACTTACTGCAACAGGTTTAGAGGGCAGAAGCTACTCAGAGGTTAGAACAGATTTGAATGTAGCAGACGGAGCCACAGCAAACACAGCTTCAAGCACTACACCGGCATCACTCGGAACCGCAGCAGTAGGAACCGGAACAACGTACGCAAGAGCAGACCACGTTCATTCTGATACGGGCATAACTAAAACTACAGCCACAGCAGACCAGAACATGGATAACCATGATGTTCAGGATATCAAGGTAGCTACTTTTGATATTGAGTATGATAACGGAAACTCAAGCACATCCATAACTATAGATTGGAATAATGGTAACCATCAGAAGGTGACTATGACAGGCGACTGTACATTTACATTCACAGCACCGACGCCAGGCATCGGCACTCTATGGCTTAAAGTTATACAGGACGGAACAGGAACACGACTTGTAACATTACCGGCATATAAGACGGCGGGGGGTGATGCCTTTGTAGCCACTACAACCGCAGCAGCTATAGATTTCCTTGTGTTCTATTACGATGGAAGTGTATACTATCTTATGCCTGCACAGGCATTTGCTACACCTGCATAGGGGGATAGATGACAAAAAAAGAAACATTGCTCATGGTGTTAGAAGAAATAGAATCCAGATGTACAAATGAGTGCATAAGAGATGAAGCTATCACAATAGCAATTGAAGCCATAGCGGTTGCCAGAGAAGCCATAGCGGAGATTGCATAATGGCATGGTCAGGGGTAGGATCAGGAACAGCTGAAGCTCCTTATCAGGTTGATACTGTAGCTCGCCTCAAAGAAGTAAAAGATTTTGTATCTGCTTATTTTTTGCAAATGAATGATATAGATCTTTCCTCTGAAGCTAATTGGACCCCGTTAGGTCCATCGGGCGGCCCGTTTACAGGCAGTTATGATGGTGATGATTATACTATACAAAACCTGACGATTACAGGAGCCTCTACTTACAGGGGCTTATTCGGTTATCTTCAAGGCACAGCTAAAAATATAAAGTTCACAGGGGCTTCGGTTTCTGGCGGCAATTATACTGGAATATTATGCGGTGCATACGGGGCTGGCTCAAACATATCTGGAATTAGAGTTGGAGATGCAACGACTTCAGGTGGAACAATCACAGGAGCGGAGACGGGGTATGGGGGTGTCTGCGGTTATTGGCTCGGCGGTATTGATAACGGAAACGTTACGGATTGTTTTGTTCATGCTACCGTTAATTCATCTAAAGCAAGAGCCGGTTTGGCTTTTGGATATACCCACAGAAACGGAACTATGCACAGTATAATCACAATGGGAACTCTCAATCTCACCGGGATTGCTTATTATTCTGGAGGGGTGGCTGGCGAATGGTTAGCTGCCAACGGTTCTAAAATGGCCTCCCTATGTGCTATAAACTTAAATTCAACAACCGCAGATGCAAGAAATGGTGGTATCGGCGGTAACGAGAATTACGAGAAAGATGATTGTTATGCAGATAACACATGGACAATAACAGCGGGCTCTGGTTACGGAGCGTTTGCAGGATATTCTATGGCAACATTTACAGGGGCTTATTTTAATTCGGAAAAGTTAGCCACAGCAATAGGTGGCGGAGGAGGCGGAGGGTGTTCAGGACTAACCACAGCGGAAATGGCGGTACAGGCTAACTATACCGGATTCGACTTTGCCAATGATTGGGTTATGAGAGAAGTACCGGGATTAGGAATAACAAGACCCTGGCTAAAATGTATGACGGACGTTCTTCCTGAATTAGCATCCACAGGAAACCCGTTTTTCTTCGGTGGCGTGATATGATTGATATTATAAAAGACTCGGCTCCCTGGGTGGCTCCATTTCTTGCCGGTGCGTTCGGTCAGGTAGTGGGATTCGTAGCAGGGTATAATGTATTGGTATATAGGGTAAAAGACATCGAAAAGAATCACGAAGCCTGCAAAAAAGACCGAAAGAAAAATGAAGAGACTATGGCCAATAAAATAGATACTAACTCAAAAGAATTGTATTATATTAAAGGCAGGATGAACGGTTCTTGTAAGGAGTTATAATGACCGGAGAGATACATTGACTGACGCTATCCAAGAAACGATACAAAAATATGCACCGGGAGATGTGGTTGAGCTATATCAATTAGATGCTACTGTATATGGTTCAAGTATATACTACTTCTATCAAGGTGAAGGGGCATCGATATTATTCGACGGTGATACTTATGTGCCTTTCGTTATAAAGACATCAGGGCTCGAGAGATCAGCCGGAGGTATAGACCCAGAGCCTACTATATCGTTCAGTGATGTGCAGGGCAGTATCGGTAGTTTAGCAATATCAGCAAGCGATTTACTGGGCGTTACTCTAACTCGCATAAGAACATTCAAACAATTCCTAGACGGAGAAGCAGAGGCAGACCCTAACAGTGTAATTAGCACAGATATATTCCTATTCAATAAAAAGATAGCTCATAATAAAGTATATATTGAGTGGTCACTTGTATCCTGCTTAGGCTATGAGGGTAGGCTTATGCCTCGCAGACAGGTGTTAAGAGACACATGTCCGTGGATATATAGAACATATAGCGGGTCAGCGTTCGTATACACTAAGGCTACATGCCCATATACAGGCTCTTCATACTTCACGGCGTCTGGACAGGTTACGCTATTACCTCAGTCAGATGTGTGTGGTAAGCGTATGTCAGATTGTATATTGAGATATGGGACAAGCGCACTACCGTATGGCGGTTTTCCGGGAGCGGGTAAAAATAGATGAAGATGACAGCCGAGACTATCCACTGTATTAAAGAGGATGCTATTAAGAGATATCCAGAAGAGTCCTGCGGGGTTATAATAGATAGACATTATATATCTATATCCAACATACATCCAGAGCCTACTAAACAGTTCAGGTTAGACCCATTAGAATATGCTACGGTAGGCACGATAGACGCTATCATTCATAGTCATACAAACGGAAGCAAAGAGCCGTCAGAGTTAGACATGATACAGCAAGCACGTACAGGTTTACCATGGGGTATTCTGTCATGTAATGGACCCGATACATCAGAGGTAATCTGGCTAGATCCAGAAGGCGAGCAAGAGCCATTAATAGGCAGATCATTCCTTCACGGTATTAATGATTGCTATTCACTTGTCAGAGCTTGGTATAAAGAAGAAAAAAACATAACGCTCAAAGACTTCCCTCGCAATAATAACTGGTGGGATAAGGGCGAGAACCTATATGTAGATCATTGCGAGGATGCGGGGTTTAGGGTGTTAGACAAAGATGAACCTTTGCAGATTGGTGATGTATTCTCAATGCGAATTAAAAGCCCTGTACCTAATCACGGCGGGGTATACATTGGCGACGGTAAAGTATTGCATCACCTGAACGGTCAACTATCCAGACGACAGCAACTTGGCAGATGGAAAGATAAAATTGATTATTGGATTAGATTAAAATGAAGATACACTTATATGGAGACCTAGCCGATAACTTCGGAACCCTTCACGAATACGATGTATCAACACCTAAAGAAGCTCTAAGAGCTATGACTATGAGCCATAAAAGCTGGCGGTCTTATGTATCAGATAAGCAATGCAAAATACATACAGGCAAACTTGAGCTCGGCGAAGAAGAATTGACGCTAACAGGGTGTGAAGAAATTCACGTTATACCGATTATCGAGGGCGCGGGTGGTGACACTGGTAGAAATCTAGGTAAGATTGTTGGAGGCGTTGCGCTTATAGGATTAACTGGAGGCATTGCAGGCATATTCGGGGGCGGTTTAATCTCAACTATAGTTAGCAGTACGCTCACAAGTGCAGCTTATTCAATGGTGTATGCAGGTGCATCGGCACTACTAACTAATCCTCAAGAGTCGCCTATCGTAGACACGCTAGAAACGGCTGAAAATAAACCAAGCTATATATTTAACGGAGCCACCAATTCAGTAGAGCAGGGCGGGGCTATACCGCTTGTATATGGATTTGTGAGGACAGGCTCAATAGTTATATCGGCTGGACTTGTTACGGAGGACAGAGAATAATGATAACAGACACATCCATGACACTGCTAGAAGATGCTGAGCGCAAAAAGACCCTAGCCTCATCAGCTCATTTTAATATAGTTGAGGTAATATCCGAGGGCGAGATAGAAGGGTTTACGGGTTCATTTCCTAATACCTTTGATGGCGTGTACTTCGACAATACAAAATGGGTTGATAATGGAGTCTATAATTTTCAAGGTATAGAAGCATCATGGAAATATGGAACAGACTCACAGGATTATCTGTCAGGGTTCCCGCAAGTTCAGACTACAACAAACGTTAATACAGAAGTAACTAAATACAGTCCAGCTTATGCAGGTTCAGGGGACGGCTCAGTATCCAGAACCATTACTAACACAGATGCAGATGCAGTAATAGTAACTATGAGGATACCAGCATTATATTATAATGTGCCTGATTTTGAGGGGCTAGGCGAGGACCCTATACACGTAGAGACACCCGATCCTAAGTGGTATGCACAACCAGGAGATGTCACATCAGCAGCCTTATGGTGGAGAATAGATATAACTGCATCAGATGCAGCTACATCATGGTTACAGCTTCCTAAATATGGTAAGTCTACATCAACCTATGATTTTTCTGTCAGGATGGAATTACCCGGTACAGGGCCGTGGACAGTCAAGGTATCTAGGGTAAGCGAGAAAGCCGAGAACGAAGAATGGTTTGAGGCATATTACAAAAATGGATTATATTGGGCAAGCTATACAGAGGTTCAAGACCATAAACTAATCTATCCATATACCGCAGTGGTAGGCATGAGCATACCAGCTACAGCGTTCGGTGGAGCGTTGCCTGCTAGATCATACGAGGTTAAAGGAATTAAATGTGAAGTGCCTGATAACTATGATCCAGAAACAAGAGTATACACAGGCTCATGGGGCGGTACATTCTCAGGAACTAAACAATATACCAATAATCCGGCATGGGTTTTATATGATTTGTTAAGATCATCCAGATATGGGCTAGGCTTATCAGCTTCACAGGTGGACAAGTGGAGCCTGTATAGTATAGCGGAATACTGCGATGCTCTAGTTGACGATGGCGAAGGCGGACAAGAACCAAGATATACTTGCAACGGGGTTATTCAAGCTCGTAAAGATTCAGCTACATTAGTGCAATCAATCGCCTCAATATTCAGGGGTCAGTGTTATCTACAAGGGGGCGTCATTTATACGGTCGCTGACATGCCTGCTGACCCAGTTAAATTAGTTAATAACGCAAATGTAAATGGCGGTGTATTTAATTACACTGGCGGTACGTCTCTGCGAGATAAGCATACAGTCGCTATAGTTACATACAATGACCCAGATGACGGTTATAGACTATCACCTGTATTGATAGAGGACGCCGAAGCGATTTCAAGTTATGGCTGGAAAGAGCTCAACATATCAGCGTTTATGTGTACATCACAAGGGCAAGCATACAGGCTGGGTAAATCCTCATTAGATGATGAGACATATTTATACATAGTGAGCTACCAAGCAGCACTCGACCACTCTGACCTAATGCCAGGGGATATAATCAGCCTAGCAGATAGCGGTTATATGGGTGCTAGATATGGCGGTAGAATCAGAGAGGCACTAACAACCTCAAAGATTAATATAGATGACTCACTGACATTAGCTGGCGGTGAAACATACGAATTATCTGTTGTGCTTCCAGATGGCTCAATTGAGTCAGAGACTATAAGCTCAGTTGATAGTTTATCTATTCTCAATCTATCATCAGCGTTCACTGATAGCCCGATATCTGGTGCTATGTTCACCATCACGTCAACACTAGCAGAGCCTAGACAATTTAGAATAATGTCAGTTAAAGAAGCTGGCGGGTTAAACTATGATATAACCGGGGTGTTCCATGACCCTACAAAATACGCTCGTATAGAGTCTAATTTGCAAGTAGATACACCAAGTTATACAACGTACCCTACAGGCGCATTATCAGCACCTTCAGCTTTAAAGGTGGTAGAATATCTGAGCTTGAATGGTGCTACCCCAGTGGCTCAGGCGACTATATCGTGGACACCTTCAAGCGACCCTAGAGTTATAGGGTATAGAGTTTATGCACAAGGAAATGAGGGCGTATGGAAAAGTTACGGTTTAGCCTCTACACCTTCAACCGATATAACGGTTACAGATGGAACATGGTCGTTCAGAGTAGTAGGCATAGATGGGCTGGGTAATAATACACAGGCTCTGGAATTGACGCAATATTTACAGGCGTTGCTTGCGCCACCTTTAGCGGTTAAGAATTTTAAAGTATCGGCAAGAAATGACATAGCAACATTGACATGGGACAGGTCAAAGGATTTAGACTTATCGCATTATATGGTTAAGTATACGCCTCTTACTACAGGCGCCTTGTGGGCAACTGCATCTATTCTTAAAAATGGCATAGTAGAAAACACAACTAACGTATCAGCGTTGCCCGGTACATATCTAATAAAAGCCGTGGACACGTCCGATGTAGAGTCGGATGATGCGGTGTCTGTTGTATTAACCGCCGATTATTTGAGTGATATTAATGCAGTTGTAACCATACAAGAGCAAACATCTTTCGACGGAGTAAAAGACGATACGGTAGTCAGCTCAAGTAAGTTGATTTTAGATACAGATTCAGGGGAATATTATCCAGAGGGATATTATTATTTTGATGGAGGTTATACTGACTTAGGTGATTTGTATATAGGCCGAGTTATTTCAACATTAAAAGCAACCGTAATAGATAGTGGTTTACCATGTCTGAATGGGGAACACTTGAAGATGTTAATAATATATTTGATAGCGGTTTATCGGGTTGGTCAGCTAAAATAGAGGCTAGAATATCCCCAGATATTTCACACGACTGGGTAGAAATAAACGATTCAAGTTCTTTCGGAATATCAGCCGAGTGCCAGCATGACGGTAATTCATATCTTATAACATCCACCGCTGATGTATATAAGTCTACCGATAATGGCGCAACATGGGTAGAGGTAACCACATCAGGGACTATGTTTGTTGCAAGAAGAAATGGAACAGCATTTTCATATGATTCTAAGCTGTGGTTTGGAGGCGGTATCTCAGGATATCCAATAGGCACAGTAAGACTGGATTTCTGGTATTCATCAGACGACGGTGCGACATGGACACAATCAGGGAGCATGCCTTCTAATGCCAACTACTCACCAGTATATGTGTCGTTTGATGGGTATATGTATTTAGCGAATAAGGATTATTTGTATAGAACATCAGACGGTTCCACTTTCTCTGCGGTTTCTATAACCGGGGACGATTGGAGAGGGGTATCAACATATATAGGCGGTTGTGTGTATGACGGAGTTTTTTATATAGCCACAAGAACAGCCGGAGACGGTGGAATTTTACACAAAAGCACAGACGGTGTGGCGTGGACCGAGGTTGATACAGGGTTGCCGTGGGATTACGCCACCGATTTCAGGCTGGTTGATTATGACAATGGGTTGATGATGCTTGTGAATGAAACCGCTTATGTATCAGAAGATGAAGGCGCAACATGGACAGAATTAGGGCATTGTACCACTACCCCGGCGACTGTGAGCGCGTGCTTTAATGCGGGCAATAATTATATATACCTTGTATCTAACAGCGGCATTACTGATGATAATTTCACAGGTTATAAAAATCAGATGGACGATATAACTTTTGGGGATTGGTTTGATTTAGAGATAGCAGATTATGAGGCCCAGTTATATGAGTTCAGGCTTTATATGTCTACAGAAAACACAACGTTATTAACACCAGCCATAGAAGAATTAGAAGTAGAAATAGATTTGCCTGATAGACAAGAGAGCGCAGATAATATAACTGTCCCGGCTGGTGGCTTAGATGTAGATTTCAATAAAGCCTTTGGGGCTGTGCCTGCTATAGCGGTAACATGCCAGGACATGGCCACAGGGGATTATTTGGTTAAGTCAGATACGTTGCAGACAAGACATGGTTTTCATGTTCAGATATTAAACTCGGCAGGCTCTGGGGTAGAACGCACTATAGACTGGATAGCAAGAGGATATGGGAGGGTATAAAAATGTCACAATATGATTTTGATATAGACTCGGCAGTAGATACAGGCACAACACTAGCGACGGCGTTGGAGAGCTTCAGAGACGCTTTGTATAGTTCACATTCAGGAACATCAGCACCGTCTTATATAGTGGCTGGTATGTTATGGATAGACACCACAACAGCTACTGCATGGGAAGTTAATATATATGATGGAACACATAATGTATTAATGGGATATATTAATTCAAGCACCGGAGTATTTACACCTTTGCCATTAGGACAAGTGGGAACCAAAGATGTAGACGAAACAGATATAGCAGACGGTAAGATACTGCAATATGATTCTGCATCGGGTGATTTGGTATATGTGAGTCCGTCATGACACAGATAAACCTTGAAGATTTAGAGTCTCCTTTAGCTGGCTCTACTCTTGCTCAGAACTTGAATAACTGGCGGGACTCTCTCAACTCTACACACAGAGGAGATACAGAGCCATCCTATGCAGGAACCCAGACCGCACGGATAGAAACCGTATCCAATGTATTATCGACTTTTAAAATAGGTGACTTGGATATATTCAATTATAACCCATCAACCGGCGAACCATTAGCCGGTGGTATTAATAATGTTGACGAGACATACATATCCGATGGAGCCTTTATATTCTATGACGGGAAAACAGAACGACATAATTATTGGAGTTATGGGGAGAATTGGACAAACGGGATTACAGTAACTGGTGTATCGGAACGCGGAATCGATCTTTGTTTGGTAGGCGATGAACTACAATTTTTTAGCGCAACTAGCAAGAAAACCGGAACTCAATCAGGTAGTGATTTATATGATACATTATCCTATCAATCTTGGATTGCTGACCCTAGTCCCATCCCGTTTAACGGTTCTTCTATATATTTTGACTCTAAAGCGTGGATAATAGGCGGGCTAATATCTACAACATATCAGGCGTATACTCACTATGCAACCGCGTCCCTGCCTAACCCATCAACAAGTTGGACAAGCACAGCAGCTTCTTGGAGTGGCAGAACAAACCCGGCGGTGGTTGAGTTTGATTCTAAGTTATGGGTAATCGGTGGCGAAAACGCAAGCGGAACACTATCGGATTGTTGGTATTCATCTAACGGAACAAGCTGGACACAGGCTACCTCAGATATTGGAACGCCGACAGAGGGCTTTGCTTATGTATATGATTCTAAAATGTGGATAATAGGCACTAGCACCAATGGAGGATATGCTGATATAAGATATTCCTCAGATGGAGCGACATGGACACAGGCAAGCACTACCATAACCACACCAGAGTATAATTCGTTAGGATATGCAGGGATGGCAGAATATAACGGACTTTTATATTTGGTTTCTAGAAATGGTAAAGTATATAGAACCTCAGACATGGCAACATGGTTATATAAGGTGTCTGGAAAAACAATTAACGGGCATATAGTTAGGGTATCTGATAGCATCGTAAACACTTTAGAGCCTATCTATGTGATGAAATAATGAGCGTACATTTCAGCAGGGCAGAGTTAGTGTGCAAATGTGGATGCGGACAGCTTCCGAACTTGGCACTTATAAAGATGCTTGAAATAGTTAGGCATGTTGGAGGCAATAAGCCGATTGTGCTATCGTCTGCCATGCGGTGTCAGAGGTACAACAACGCAGAAGGCGGGGCTAAGACATCATTACATACCTATGGCATGGCTGTAGACGTTATAAGATGGGGTGGATATATAGGGACAGAACTAGAGGGCAGGCAGGCGATAATAGATTTATTCAAGTCATGCAATTTCTGGACTATTAACGAGGTATCATGGGTTCATGCAGATATGCGAAATATATTTCCAGAGATACTAAAGATAAGGAGCTTATAATATGGGTTTAATTAAAAAGTTGTTCGGCGGTAGAATAGAAGGACAGGTTAAAGAAGAGATATCGAAAGTCACGGGATTGCCAACAACAAAAAAGGGTATCATTAGCGAGGGTAAGCGTATAACCGCTACAGTGGTATCATTGGCTATCGTGGCTATATTAGGCTGGAAAGGTTACACAGTACCAGAGGAATCCTCCGAGCTTGTGGCTACGTCCCTGCTCGCATTGGTGTCTGCTACCCTTACATTGTGGAGCAAGATTACCAAGATATAATTTTCGTAGTACCTCCATCTCTCCTTCAGGGTATCCGGTGAAATATCTGGATATCCTTTTTTAATGCCCGAAAACCCTTGTATATCTGGATAATTCGATAATGGTGGCATGGTACATTAATAAATGTTTTACTTTGGTGCTTGACTTGTAAGTTGAACAATGTGATAATTTAATCAGGAAATGGAGGCCACATTGACAGACCTTGAAAAGACTTTTTCGGATATAAATATGTATTTGAACCTGGTCGGCGCATCAATCGAGGAAAGGAGGGTCGCAGTCGGTAGGGGACATCTTCAGGAATTGCGGATCAGAGTCAATCAATTACGGAATCAGCTCGGAATCAACGAGCCATTTCACAGGAGGTTTTACAGATGGATACTTTCAAGATAAAGAACCTGTTTAACC